CTTTTAGCCTAAGTTAGCTATTACCTATGACGCCCAAGATTTTCCGGACCGGGTCTCTCACCGTTCCTCAATGGGGGCAAACCATATCGCTTGCCACAGAGTCTGTTATTGTGTTATGCCTATGTACTGCTATATTTTAGGTGTTTAAGAATGAAATTTTTGTAACTTTGGTGTTGGACGGTGCCAGGATGCCAATTATCAGAACCAAGATCTTCGAAATATATATATGAATTATTTCCCATTGCCCATTCTTTGGTATTTGATAATTTATATGGATAGTGGTGATACTCTTTTTTTGATTTTAAATAGCGTACAGAAATTGCGCTTGGTATTATGCCTATCATTAAAAGATTAACGTTAAGTTTACGACAAAAATTAATAACACGTTCAATTGCATAGATGTTAGTGTAAAAAGTATTCTGCGTTAATAATGTACTTATCGGCACAATTTTTTCTAAGTTTTTATGAAGTTTATAAGCTGTGGGAGAAACACCGGGCATTAATGTATCTTCATGGATATACATTATCCGTTCATTACAAGTTATCCCCCATATAACAGTATCATTTTCTTGTAAATCTGATCGAATAATTTGATCAGCTGCCCAATTAATACTTGATCCTACACGGGTTAAAAAACTAACTTCTTGATCTAGTTCTACTGCAACAAGCGCACCAAATCGTTCAGATTCTGAAACCCCTATGCCATGAGAAATGCTACAGCCTGCAATCCATAATTGAGAATTATGTGTTAATCGAGTTGCTACTAATGGAACTACAGTTGGTATTAGATATGCATATTCGATATTTTTAATTAAAATTGAATCAGATAATTTTATTAAGATTCCTTCGGTTTTACCCTTGATGCAGTCCTCGGGATCTAATGTGTTTATAGATTTACCATCAGACCAAACAACCGGTGGCTCATATATTATTTCATCGGCTTGCAGTAACAGATTTTCAAATACATCTAAATTAGATAAATCTCCAAGGCTAGTATAGATAACATTATTGGATGTAAATGATAAATTTAACAGAATTTTTAAATTATCACTTGTAATTAAATATGCATCATCGTAATACGACTTAGCTTTGATGGCAACCGACACGTCAACATCACCAACAAATATAATTAATTTAAATCCATTTTTTTGCATTTATGCAATACGTTTCATTTTTGATTCTTCAAGTGTTTCTGGTGTGGGTGCAAACTTAACAGCACTTACATGTCCATTATAATACATTCTTACGCCAGAAGCAAGTCTTTCTCGCATTACATTCTCCATAATCTGTACTTCGACTTCACGGTAATGTAATGTGCCCTTACTGGCATGCAACGATTCAATATCAAATTGATAGTTATCCATGCCATACTGCTCAATGGATTTATTAAGCTCAACGCTGGATCCGGTGTATTTTTTCCAATCAGACTCTTTTTTGTAATGCTTTCTATTCTTTTTTCCAACAACTTTTTTTGTTCTGTTTGAGAAAAATTGTTTTTTCCCGATGTATTGCCGTCCAGTGTTGAGTTCGGTAATCCTGTAGATAAATCCAAACCAATCTGCAATGTCAAATTCATGCGGAAAATTCCAATGTCCTAACTCCATACTGATACTTAGCTATCATTTGCAAATATGTAATTATTATCATGGCTTACACAATTTCTACATCTGTGCTATATTCTGTAAAGCCACCAGATTTAACCACACGTAATATGTTCTCAACACGCCCAGCAAGCTCATCTCTATGACTTACCAGCCATATACTCTTGCGTCTTTCTCTGCTCATCTTCTTTAGCAAGGCCAACGCATTTTCTACACCTTGTGTATCTAATCCAGAATCAATCATCTCATCCACAAACAAGACATTGATGGGTTGATATAAACTTTCCCAAACATCACGGAATGCCCAGCTTAGACTGAGGATAAGACGATTACGTTCTCCCCTTGACAAATTGTCAAAATCCAGTTCACGACCTAACTCTTCAATTTGCACAGTAAGATCGTTTTGAAACACCACAGTATGTGGCAAGCCAATACGCTCAAGATAATGTGTGAGCCTGGCATTTAGATAGCTGAGATTCTGTTCGATAATTTTCTTCCGGATAAAACTGTCCTTGCTGGTCAGCAACTTGAGCAAGAATTCTTGATGTTCTTGCAGCCGGGTTAGTTCGTTCACAACATCATATGTGACTGATTGCAAAGCATGACCTTGCATCTCAACAATCTGATCACCATATGGATCAATGTCAGTGGCACGTCTATCCAAATCTTTACGTAGTGTATCGACACTGTTACGATGATTAAGAGCCAGCTCAAGAGTATCATAAAATACCTTTGGTGCTGTACCTAAAGATCCCAAGGCAGTTAGAGTTTTTTCTAAATCGTCTCTAATCACACCATCAACCACTTCTGAAGTTAATGCTTCTTCTAATGCTGTTTGCTTCTCCCACCGAATTTCATCCTGTTTGTCATCGTGTAATTCATGTCCACACGCATAGCAAGTGTGCTTGTCAAGAGCCTCTATATCCTTCTGTAGCCTATCAATCAGTTTCGCTTGTTTATTAATCGCCGCCGTTGCAACCTGTAAAGACTTAGTAATATCGGCGATAGATTTTTGTTTTAAATTATACGCCTCAAGATCTCTGTGCGCCTGTATCTCATCATCAATTTCGATATGTTCGAGATCTGTCACTGCTTGCTGCAACCGCACAACATCGGCATCGCGTGTGGCGGTCCATAACTTTTGCCGTTTGCGGAGACTTTCAATCTGTTCTTCAATACGTTTATTGGCTTCTATAACAGCTCGTATTCGGAATTCTTCCTGTGTAATTGCATCCTTGGTAGTCTTGTTAAGTTCTTTAACACGTTCTGCACGTTCACTAAGCACCGTTATGCCTAACAGTTGTTCGATGATGGTACGTTGATCTTGCGATTTAAGACTAAGGAACGGCTCTGTGTATGTGTTTAATGCTAAGATATGTTTAAACATATCATGGCTCATACCAAGTGTAGCTTCTATAGTATCCTGCGTCTCTCGACTATCGCCTTGACTATCGTCCGCAGCCTCTTGCTCGTGATTATTAACATAAAACTTTAAGATATTTGGTTTACGACCACGCTCAATACGATACTCTTGTCCACTTACCGAAAAATCTAAGCTAACCAACATATTTTTCGCATTGGTTTTATTTACAAGATTATCTTTACGAATATTACTAAGTGCTTGTCCATATAGAGAATAACTTAATGCATTGATAATTGTAGTTTTTCCTGTACCGTTCCTAGATCCATCACCGCCAAGGTCTAGATTTTCGCCCAATACTAACGTAAGATCTGATCGATCAAAGTCAATGGCTTGTGTGGCATTGCCTACACTCATAAAGTTTTTTACAGTAAGATTGCGTATTTGTATCATTTATATTCTAGCACATGTAATATAAAACTAATTCGACACCTATCAGGCTGAGTAATAGGCGATATACTATGTTTACAGTTCTCCATAATTAACAATTGTCCAGGAACAATCGGTATTTTTGTATATACAGTATTGTAATTAGAGTATAACACAAAATCTCCTCCCCAGCAAGGTTCCCAGGTATGATTTAAATTACAAAGAATTGAAATGGCACGTGAAAACTTACCGGTATCACCGCCGATGGTCCACGGGTCTTTGTCGCGATGCGTGGGAGTTCCGGTACACAGCGGCGGGGTAATTTTTAAATCTATCCAATGTACATAATGATTGGGCAACAACTTGGCTATTTTAGCATATAATATTTCCCAATCCGGTTCCGATGAATCTAACCATCTTGCAGCCGCCCAATCACCATCCCAGTTATAATGTCGATATAAATCTTTCGAAAAATATTTTATATCTGTTACAGATGGTCCCATAGTCCAGCGTCCGGGCAATAATTTTTGATATACATCTATCTCACTAGGAGATAAAAACTTGTCATCTCTAACTAATATATTGGGATTCACAGTTATCCTTTAATAAATTTTTAATTTGTTGTGTATTCTCAAACCATGCAGAAAAATCATTGGCCGGAATTTCATAATTATAAGTAAGCCAAATATAATAATTAACTACCGCTTGTGTCCATAACGATAATCCACTAATATCCATAGGAATATCTTGTTTTACGGATTTAATAATATTTTGTGCAGTAATTACGGGCTGTGTGTATTCCGTATTGCTTATTGCCCAACTATCCCATAGTAGAGAAAAGTTATCTACTTCTATGCCAAATTGTGTTAACCGCTGCCAGAATAGCCGATAATCAAGAATATCTTCAATCATAAGATTGCTGTCATTGTTTGGTTTCCATTGATTTCTTAGATAATGATCTTTAAGATATAAGAAATATTTTTCTCTAATAGCCCAGTCTTCATTACTTTTCCAGTTAATATCATCAGGCTGTATCTCTTTCTCAAAATCTAATTGTTGTGCTTTAATTATCATAGTTTTTGCCACAACAGGCCAAGAAAAATCTGAATAACATATTTTAATAGTTTGACTATCTGGAAATGTGTTTCTAAAACTTTCTGTCTCATTGTTAATACCGTTATCAATCAATACTGAATAATTTTTAGATTGATCAAACTCGAATTGATATGTTTCTGGATCATGAAAATATTTTGGTACTGCTAATTTAAAATTATGAAAATTTCCATTTTTAGCTGGATGTGCATCGGTATCTGTTGTTTGATGAAAATTTTTACCATGCAGTGTTAGCACCACATTTACAAAATGTCCAAACCCACCGCTCGGATACCAAATGCAATAAATCATAGATTTTGATATATCTTCAGTAACAGTTTTGGATCATAAAATTCACTGTCGATATTGGTTAGTTGATCTGTTACAATCTGATCGACACTTTCGAACTTCACCTCCCCCGGAGCCATATCCGTATCTACCGCAGCATTCTTGCTTGGCATCAATGCCATATCTCTAAGTTGATAATCTTTTACGAAAGTTTCTTTTATAAAGTTAGCTTCTTCGTAGCTGATATCAATATCAAGCTCGACTCGTACATGCATATTGGGCGCTAACAACTTAGGTGCTTGATCAATAACTGAACTTAGCTTTAACACACGATACAGTGGTTGTCCCGGCCAGGCATGATATACCGGTGCCTTGCCCCAATCCAACACCATCATGCCACGTGCATCATCCCCAGCATCGGCAAAGTTATGTGGGAAGCAATTTCCGATGTAGTTGATGTTACGCTGTTTCTGTCGCAAATGGAAATGGCCAGAAAACACTTCATCAACACCACCAAAGTGTTCGGCCTGTATCTCACCATGATCCGGCATCTCTACCATGGCATTCATCTTAAAATGTGGCAGCTCAAAATGCCCAAATACATATTTGGCACTGAGCTTGGATATCTTTTTATGATCATCCCCAACCAGCCACGGAGCAATGATCACATCACCATCCTTGAACCAGTCATTAACAATATGAATGTTGGGTATGTGCTTTGCCCATTCGGCGCCATGAATATCCCGACGATCACGATAATATAAATCGTGATTGCCGGGAATAAAATAGAATCTATCAAATGCAGCACTGAGCTTCTCTAACGCTCGAACAGAGAATTGCAAAGTTTGCAAGTTTATGGATGCACGATGATTGTGCCAGTCTCCGGTAAACATGCCGGTCTCACAACCCTGTTCTTTGGCTGTGGCAATAAACCAATCAACAAACGTATCACAATCTGTATTATGTTGCAGACTGTTATTTTTCAGACCGTAGTGAATATCGGTCATCACCGCAACTTTTTTAAATAAATTACTCATCCATCAATTATACATTATACATCAAGCAAGAGCAAATGTATTTTCGCCATTTCAAATCTCCCTGAAAGATTCAGCAGTATGATCAATGACGGTTACCGGCATTATCTCGCGCGCTCGTTTTCCGGAATTCTGCCTTGTCCAACTAGGATCGAGCCCATTCATTTCTAAAATATCATCTCGAATATTCTGATTCTTCTTTTCTAGATTTAATATCCGAGTAAATGAATTTGTTATAGCAGCAGTATAATATGCGAACGGATTCTGGCTACGACTCTCATCAAACTGTAGTCCAATCTGACTAAGCTGGAGCAAGGCCTGGCCGCGCATTTCTTCGTTGTAGGTATATCCCCGCCAGTTGCTTCTTGTGCCATATCGTTCGCAAAGCTTGAGGAACATGGTGGCAAGTTTGCGGGTCATCGCACCATGCTCTTTGCTAAATTCCCCAGTTTCAAAGTCACCACGCCAATGGCTCTTGCCCACTTGGAATGGAAGTTTATCAGCATCAAGTCTATAGTGATAAAATGGTGGAAAGTTTAATCTCATGCGAGTATCATCTAGCACTGGAATATCCAGCAATTCATCCACAGGATTTTCATCAGCGGCGTCAAACTCAAGGATATCTTCAATTTTTTGTTTCTTAAGCTGACTTTTGGGAATTTTCTTAACTGCCATGGGTATGTGTTCCCAACAGGTCACACGAAAAACCAGCTCTGTGTGCAGGATCTTCTTTGGATTAATAACTTGCCCTGTTTCACGCTTGATGCGATCTGCACGGTTGCGCCTGGCTTCAGCCACAGAACGCACATTGATCTTGCTTAAACTAGGAAGTATGATATCGTATTGATGATCATTTACTGGATCTGAGTATGTGCAATAATTGTTTTTACTTAAATGTATTTCTTTAAGAATATCGCGATTATTTAGATAATTTACTCTGGGTGAGGTGCGCGGTAATGCTGTGGCCACTGTGAATCTCCTTAATAAGTTATTGATTATAACAGGTTTTTTATACTTGTCAACCAGTTTCTTTAAGACCGTGGTATTTATTTTGATTAAATACATACATGCAAACTGAACTCGACACAGCACCCCCTATAGCACCACCAATTACTAAACCCACAGTTAAAAACAAAACGGTGTTAATTGATGGTATGCGTATGAATGTATTACATATACCAAAAGCATTGCGAGTAAAAATAAAACCAATGCCTGTGCAGCGTATGTTAATTCTGGGGAAAGGAACCGTGGTATTAGAAAATAATGGCAGAATTATAAAATATACGGCACCTGTTCATATTGTACTTGATGCAAATTATTACTATACTGCAACCACGTTAGACGATACACTACTGTACGAATCGATGCCAACAACAGAAACTACCATTGCAAAATTAGATAAATCGCCAGGGGAACGGGTGATAGAATTCTTGCCGGAACATTTCTTCAGCGAAGGCGTATATGCTAGAAAATGGGAAATTCCAGCAAATACTCAAGTACCCACCCACAAACATGTTTATGATCATATGAGCATATTGGCCAAAGGACATGTTACAGTAACAGCAGATGGAAATACTGTAGAATATACTGCTCCGGCTGTGCTTGATATAAAGAAAAATATGGAGCAT